GTGCGTAGATTTACTCCAATAGAATGCGAAAGATTAATGGGCTGGCCCACAAATCACACTTTATATAGAGCTGACGGCAAGACTAATAGCGATAATACTCGTTATAAAATGTGTGGAAATGGCGTAGTAAGTCCTGTGATAAAATGGGTAATAGACCAAATAAAAAAAATATAGAAAGAGACTACAATGGATAACGATAGTATAGACACTATTTTTGTAGCAGTGCCTGCATTAAATGAATACTTTACCCAAGCAACTGTTCAAGACGCCTATGAAAAAGCTAAGTATCCATCTAAAGTTTTCTTTGGAATATTTAATCAAAAAACTAATGAATCTAAATTTGAAGACTTCTCTGAATATCCAAACGTTAGATGTGCTAATGTGTCATACGAAGAGCCATTGGGGTTAGGTTTTGCTAGATTAGCCTGTGCTACCTTGCATAATAATGAAGAATATTTTCTACAAATCGATGCACACACAATTTTTGTAAAAGATTGGGACTCTATTTTAGTTCAAAATATAAAAGAATTAAAGAAATATTGCGATAAACCATTGATCTCGCAATCTATATCATGGCATGGTGAAGAAGCATATTTTGATCCGGAGAAGAAGTATATTAATAATTTTATGGGAGAAAAAGCTTACCCTCTTTCTGTTAGAGAAGATGGTTTAAGTACTCACGTAGATGAATCTAGGGAACATGAAGAAAAAATATTAGGAAAGTATTTAGAGCACTACCTTTGTTATGGTGGCGGTGGACTTTTTGGAGATTCAAAATTTTTATATGAAATATCCTATAATCCATTTATCCCTTTTTGTCCAGAACAAGAAGTAATTGCATTAAGGGCTTCGACAAGGGGGTATAGATTTTTTAGTTCAGACAAAACTGTTATATCAACTTTGGGAAAACATCCAGGAAATGGTTTTACTAAAGAAAAATATCCAGATGATAGATTGTTTGCTTTTAATGGAGTTCTTGAAAGTAAAAAAAGATACGGAAATTTTGGCTATGATTATCTTTATGGTAAAAAATTTGGTTTTTGGGGAGCAGAAAATAAAGAAAAATATGATCAATATGTAAAAATATCAAATAATCATTTTGAAGAAAATGATAAAAAATATCAAAATTTAAAAAAGGAAAATTAAAATGACAGATAAATTCAATGTATACTTATATAACGCAGAAGTTAAAAAAATAGTTGATGGAGATACATTTGATATCCTTATTGACCTAGGATTTGATACTTTTAGAAAAGGTAGAGTAAGATTATATGGAATAAATACTCCAGAGAGTCGCACTTCAAATCTTGAAGAAAAGAAAATGGGACTGGCTGCTAAAGAGTTCACAGATCAGTGGATTACTGCTGCGGGTAGCAAAATTAAAATAGAAACAATTCTTGATAAAAATGAGAAGTACGGAAGAATACTTGCTAGAGTGTGGAACGAAGCAGGAGCTTGTCTGAACACAGATATAGTTGCTGCAGGGTTAGCCAGAGAATATTTTGGTGTAGGCGATAAGACATTCCAGGAATTCAAGAAAGAAAAGTAATGCAAACATTTTTACCATATCCTGATTTTATTAAGTCAGTTCAAGTATTAGACTATCGCCGGTTAGGAAAACAACGTGTTGAAACATATCAAGTTCTTAATGTTCTACTCGAAAGAACGCATACGAAAGGTTGGCGTAACCATCCAGTTACTCGTATGTGGGCTGGTTACGAAGAAGCACTAAAGGTTTATCAAAACCACACGATTGCTGAATGGATGAATCGTGGTTATAAAAACAATATGGTATTTGAAGAAGTAGATAGCAGTAATATAGTTCTGCCATCATGGTTTGGTAATGATCAATTTCATCGTTCACATAGATCAAATCTTCTTAGAAAAGATTATGAATATTATTCTCAGTATTTTGACGATCCGTCAGATTTAGAGTATCATTGGCCAGTATGAGTGTAACAATATTCTTATCAGGTGCAATGGATTATGTAGGCGAGTACGCAACAAGCTGGCGTAAGGAAGCTACATTTTTATTAGATCAACGTGGTTATTCTGTATTGGATCCAACATCTATACCAGAAGACTATTCAATGTCTCCGGAAGAAATTGCACAAAAAAATTTGTTTATGCAGAAGAAATCAGATCTTTTGCTGGTAGAATACATGTTAGAAGATAGAGCATACATAGGAACTGACTTTGAGTTGGCATGGGCAAAAATCCATGGCCAGCCCACAGTTGTTATGTGTGCTAATCAATATAAAGATCGCATATATATGAAATATATGGCAACCAAACTTGCAGACAATCTGCAAGATGCGATAGAATACATCGCAGTACATTATCCAACAAAATAGAAAAGGAAATAAAAATGTCAGATAACAAGTTCAAGTACTTTACTGTTACTACAACTACACTTGTCCGTGCCAACAACAAGAGCGATGCCCAGAAGCTTGCTGCTGGTCGACGCAGCGTAACTGGTGAAGTCATGTTCCATGACGTTGAAATTGAGCGCATCTCTGCAGTGGAAGCACGCCAGCAGATCGAAGCCTAATAATTTTATTAACTATAGGGGAGACTGCTTATGTGGTCTCCCCTATATTCATTTAAAGGAAAAATATGATATACGCTCAAATGGTAGGAAGAAACGAATCTTCTAGATTCTTAGAAGAAGTTTTACAAAGAATATCAAGTCAAGTAGATAAAATAATTTTTACTGATGACTGCTCAACCGACGATACTCCAAATATAGCTGCAAAGTACGCAGAGGTATTCTCTACTCCAGAGCCTCTTTTTGCAACTCATGAGGGTAGATTAAGAGCAAATGCCTGGGGCAACTTAGAGAAGTTTGCTTCTCCTGGAGACTGGGTAATTGCAATTGATTGTGACGAAATGCTTTTTGACATAAACAATATTAATTCTATAGATATAAAAAGTGTTTTATCTAGGTCAGAATTTGATGTTGTAAATGTTAGATTTTATCATATGTGGAGTGAGACTCATTACAGAGTCGACAAGTTGTGGGCTCCTAATAATTCATCTAGAATTTTTAGATTTCAAGAAAATGCAGGCTTTCTCAACAAGGCCTTAGCATGTGGGTCCGAGCCAACTTATGTTTCTCAATGGATGGGAAACAGAAACTATTGGCTTCACTCTGGTCTAATCATGAAGCACTTAGGTTATACTTATGATGAAGACAAAAAAAGCAAGTATGAAAGATACTCAAATTTAGATGGCGGAAAATTCCATCAAATTGACCATATCAATTCTATAGTAGATCCTAATCCAGTATTAATCCAGTGGGAAAATTTCGGTATATAAAATGGAAGACGTCAATAAAATTTTAGATCCAGTAAAGTCAATCATTGCTCTTACTGAAAAAATTGAAAGAAAGAATAAGTTTGCCTATGTAAACATATCAAGATCTGCAATTGGTGCAGCTCTAAATACTTCGGAGAAAAAACCTCCTAGATATTTTATAAAGTCACTTTCCAAATGTATGTCGATTGAAGATGAAAACTTCTTGAAAGCATTGCCTCTTGAATTCTCTAACGAGATAGAGTCTGGAAAACTTAATAGCATAGGCTTAAGTAGTAACTCTACATACTATGATGCTGGTATGTTTGAGCACTTTTTTTCTAATAAAAAAGAAGTAATTGACATATTTATCAATCACTATATTAGGGATTCTAAGAATGTTATTTTAACATTCCATGATAAAAAAACTGTTGAAAAGATTTTTGGACAAAACCAATACGTAATCACAGTGCCTTACAATAATTACTATGATAAGCTTGACTCTATTGTTGCTCAGATAAGTGAATTTGAAAATGGCGTAGATGCGGTCATACTTGATTGCCCACTGTTGGCAACTGCTATTGCACCCAAGATATGGGAAACTATGAATGTGTCAATAATTGACTTTGGCAAGTTTATCAGTTCGGCAAAGTTCCATCTAAATATGGATAGACCAAGATTTACAAAAGATGAAGGTAATAAATACCCTAATAAAAGATATGACAAGAAGTAACTGGGAAGAAGAACAAGACGATACTGAGCTAATTGTAGATTTACTCTTTGAAAGTAGTCTTAGTATATCTGACATAGCAAAAGAAGTAGGTTGGACTGTTAATAAAGTAAACCAAAAGATTAACCAACTTGGTCTGTCTTGGTTGAAAAACTCTAGAAAAAAAATGTCTAGAGGTCAGTCCTCCCTTACTTTCATGATGCAAAAACTCCTTCCGGGAGAAAAAATAATAAATGAATTTTATTTAGAAGATAAATTAAGACTTGATATCTACTGTCCCACCTATAAGTTAGCAGCCGAATATCATGGTAGACAGCACTTTTATTACACGGCTAGATTCTATGAATCAAAATATGATTTTTACGAAGCTCAAAAAAGAGATACAAAAAAAGCCGAAATGTGTAAACAACAAGGCATTGCATTAGTTGTTTTTAGGTATAATGATCAGCTTACAGAACAGTCTGTATTTGATAGAATGCTGCAGGCGATAAAAGATTCACCTTTTATCAAAGAGCAGAAGGTAAAAAATAATACATATGAATCAGACTTTTATAAATCTATGAAAAAGAAAAAGTCCGAAGAACGTAAGAAAATCTACAGAGCAATTAAGGATGAAAAAAAGAATGGTAACAGAAGTTCTTGAAGAAAATTCTGACATACCTATTGAGTATCAGATATTTGCACTCTCTTTAAGAGAAGATGGTGCTATATCTGCATTCGCAAACGAGCTTGCTCCAGATATAGTTGGGATTAATCATGGTCAAAAAGGTGTTCATGAATTTTACCTAGCACTTCTTGCATACCATTCTGTAACTCAGCTATCTATGGTAAATCCTGTAGGTTTTAAAAATTGGCTTGAATCAGAAACAGACATAAGAGAAGGTCTTGGCGGAAACGCTGGCGTTTCAATTATGATGGACTTACTTTTATCCATTGAGCTTTCAACTGTTGAGTCAGTTATTCAGATAGTAAAGTACAAAGCTAACAAAAAAAAGCAGCTTGACTACCTGCAAGAACTTCAGCATATACTGTCTCAAAAGGGAGTTAAATCTGAAAAAGATACAGCAAGAATCAATTTACTTACATCAGAAATAAAAGAATTAGAAAATAGCGTTAACTATGATCCCTTGGAAAAACTTACAACAGCAAACGACATCTCTAATAGGGCTGAAGATCTATTAAATATTCCCAGCTTTCTGCCAACGCAGTTTAAAGCTCTTAATAGAGCAATGGGGTACACAGATGACGGTGGGTTCTATAAGGGCGCTGTACACGCAATCATAGCTGCCTCAGGCAAAGGTAAGAGCACGTTCGCTAAGTGCCTAGTGAATAACTGGGTAGAGTGTGGATATACGGCTTTGTATGTAAACTTTGAAGAGGCTGTTGGTCACTGGGAGAGAATCTTAATGACTCAGATTATTGGCAAAAATGTCTATGCGGAGTCAGAGAACTGGTCTGAGGATCAGAAGACCTATTACCTTGGTAAGTTTAAAGATAAATTAAGCCAATGGGGAAATAGGTTACTTGTTAGACATGACCCTGAGACTCCATACTTTGAGGACCTTGAAAAGTGGTTGAGAGATATCATTGACTATGCCAAGACTCCTGACGTTGTAGTTATAGACACGATACAGTCTATGTTTACAAAGGGTGGCAAAGGTAAGCCTAGGTGGGGCGAGTTTGAAGAGATGATGGTTAAGCTAGAAAAGCTAGCTAGAGATATGAATTGTGTTGTTATTATTACAGCTCAAGAAAACTCAAATAGAATGAAAGAAAAAAGAGAAGTTGTACAACAATCTGACACTGGTGGCTCTTTAGCTATACAA